GATTGAGTATAGGCTTGAAAGTGGTGCCCCATGACAGAATCGAACTGCCGTAACCTGATTACAAAACAGGTGTAATACCATTATACTAATAGGGCGAAAGAAAATAGTCTAGTGACCTAACTCGTCAAGGGAGAGTATTGACTATGTTTGTGGTGCCGCCTCCCGGGATCGAACTGGGCACCTACTGATTACAAGTCAGTTGCTCTACCAAATGAGCTAAGGCGGCATTGAATTTTTGGCTCCTCAGACTGGGATCGAACCAATGACCGATCGGTTAACAGCCGATTGCTCTACCGCTGAGCTACTGAGGAATATATTCTTTACTTAGACGCTAGTACTCGCAGTACCAGTGTCATTGGTCACGTAACTAGTACCCTGTGGACGAGGTGCGTTACGATCACGTTTTTCTGATCTTGGAACAATGCTTGCTGCCACTTGAGCATCAATCATTGCATTTTTAAAACCATGACGGTCTTGTTCATTTTTAAACTTCATCAATGCTAACATTGTTTTTGTTCGTTTACTCAACTTAAAAGTTGCAGATGTTCTTGATCTCATTTTAGTCCTTAATAAAAAATTGGTCCGGCGTAGAGGAATCGAACCTCTATTAAGACTTTAGAAGAATCCTGTCCTATCCATTGAACGAACGCCAGGTAATTGTTTGGTACGAGAGACGGGACTCGAACCCGTATGCCTTTCGACGGGAGATTTTAAGTCTCCTGAGTATACCATTTCTCCACTCTCGCATTCACCATATTAGAACACATTTAAACAGTCCTTCAACGCTAGACGCTATCTCCCCAACTAGAGGGCGGAACTGTATGTGTTTTAATATGGTGCCCCAGGTCGGACTCGAACCGACACGGATTTCTCCACTGGCTTCTAAGACCAGCGTGGCTACCATTACACCACCGGGGCAAAATACTGACTTAACTTTTTAATGAACAGTGCTGTGTTAACAGCGTATGTATTAATTATACAGTCTATTTAACAGTGTGTCAATAGATATATAAAAATATTTTTGGAAGAGCTACGGGGAATCGAACCCCGCTTGCCTGGATGAAAACCAGATGTCCTAACCGATAGACGATAGCTCCATAAAAAGTGTTAGGTGTGCTACTACGCTAAAAGGGAAACAGTCCTTACCAGTTACGGGGTGACCTATTACTTCCTAGACTATATCTAGGCCCTACTCCTTAGAGGATGGACGCCTTTAATCCCACCTTCCTAACTATAACTTGGTGGTGATGAGTAGAGTCGAACTACCACCTTGCTCCGTATGAAGGAGGTGCACTACCATTATGCTACATCACCATATCAAAACACACTAGCGGAATCGAACCGTTACGCCTCCTGCACTATGTGAGGAAGCGGATGCCCACAGAAGTTCTAGTGAGCTTTGATATGGCCCGGGTCTCTCCTCGACTGTCACGCCTGTCGCTGACGTTTGCGGTAAGGAGCGACCTTACAAGCTATACCATATGTAAACACACTACTATCACCAAACGTCCGCTTAACTAGGACTATGCCCTAATCGTGATATAACGGTATTTTTAATGTGCTTGCATATGGTAGGGGCACAGAGAATCGAACTCTGATAGACCGGTTAAAAGCCGGATATTCTAGCCGTTGAATTATACCCCCATATGGTCCACAGCGTCAGATTCGAACTGACACCTCATCGGTTAAGAGCCGAGTACGCTACCGTTAACGCCAGCTGTGGATGGATTCGTAAAGAATTGTCTTTTACGTGCCATCCAGGACCATACGGGGGTCTAGGATGACACTATCGTTTAGCAGTTTTGCTACGTTTCATGTTGTTCTCCTTTTGAACATTAATAAACTTGGCGGTACCAGGGGGTAACGATCCCCCTCCTCAGCAGTGACAGTGCTGTGTGCGTCCATGAACACCTTGGAACCTAAATTGGTGGAGACGACTGGAGTCGAACCAGTAGTGCCTTTCGGGCGGCGGATTTACAGTCCACTGGGGTTACCAATTTTCCTACATCTCCATTAATTGAATCCTCTACACTATATGCCTATCCTCAACAGCTTTACTCGAGATTACTGTTTATTGAATAAGTTACATAACGTATGATCAAACCTCTGTGCTTGCAGAGGATTCAATTAATGGTACCCGAAGCAAGATTTGAACTTGCGACCAACGGCTTATCAAGCCGCTGCTCTACCACTGAGCTATCCGGGTAAACTTTTGATTTAACTTTTTAAAGAACGTTTGTTAATTTCTTAACATGTGTATATTATAGCAAAGTTTTGCCACTTTGTCAAGTTCTTTTTGTGTTGTATTTTTACAACATATTTGGCACCCGTTACGGATTTAAACCTTTATAATTCTGCCCTTACTCCACCCATTTGGAATATCATCAGACTTTTTAATTTTTTTATTTTCTATGCCGTTAGTAATCCACATAGTTCCAAACTGTGAGCCTTTTTCACCTTTACCTCTCCCAGTTCTTTGCCATGTTAATTTCTTCTTAGCAATTGCCTCTGGAGAATTAGCTACTGACAACGCAGTCCAGTAATTTGGATTTTTTACAGAAGAGTTTCCAAGTTTACCTAATTGGCTCCGTTCTTCAGGAGTTAATTGTGCCATTCTTGATTTTCCGCCCTTCGATGACTCGTTAGGAGTTAACTTAAAATTTTTACTATGCTTATTGATATAATCAAATCCGCCGTAGCCTCCTCGTCTTTTATTGTAAACATCTGTTCTTAATAAAAATTCTTCGTTTACAATTTCTTTTTCTCGATTAAACATAGACTCTGAAGTATCGAATGTTTCTAATATTCTTTTGGAAAAATTTTCAATTCCGAACTCTTTATATGCTTTATGAAGTTCTGAACCAGACCCCATATAACCGTCATCCATATTTTTAGTTTTATGGACTCCAACATAAATCATATTGTTTATGTTGTTTCTAATTTCGTACAAATAGTAGTATCTCATAAAACTATTTATACTTTGTGTGGGCAAGTGTGGAATCGAACCACCTAGTCTCTCATGTTCGAAAGGGCCTAGAATTTCTTAAGAGTGCGAAACCATTTCGCGTCATGCCTATAATTGGTAGTTCCTACTGGGATCGAACCAGTGACCTTCACAATGTCAATGTGATATTCTACCGCTGAAATAAGGAACTGTTGTTTGGTGGTGACCCCTGGATTCGAACCAGGATCTCGTCCTTATGAATGGAATGAAGTAGTTGCTGTATTGTATCCTTGCCAGGATCGCTTTCTACGTGTGCTACCGTTACACCAAGTCACCGTGGTACCCTAGGTCGGATTCGAACCGACACGATTCTCCTTTTGAGAGAGACGCCTCATTCCAATTGGGCTACTAGGGCATAAAAATTGGTGCGGGGTAGGAGAATCGAACTCCTGCTTAAACGTTGGCAACGTCTGGTTCTACCATTTAACTAACCACGCATTATTTGGAATCTGGGGTGAGATTTGAACTCACGGTTTTACGGATTTGCAATCCATTGCATTGGGCCACTCTGCCACCCAGACATAATAAAACAGGATACTTTTTTTCGATGGCTTGTAAGCCATTGCTCTACCATTGAGCGAATCATTCCATCAGGAATAATGTTGGAATCGAACCAACGTGTCGTTAGACATTGCTGTAAGTATCCTTAAACTGGCACTCCCCTAGGGACTCGAACCCCAACGAACGGTTTTGGAGACCGCTATGCTGCCATTACATCAGAGAAGTAAATTTGGTGGAAAGCAGAGGAGTCGAACCCCACCCGCCTCTTCAGCAGGACCTAGTTTTCAAGACTAGTCGGGGTACCAACACCCCTGCATTACTTTCCATAATTTGGTACCACAAGCTGGACTCGAACCAGCAACACAAGAATTTTCAGTCCTCTGCTCTACCATTGGAGCTATTGTGGCAATAAAACTTATTAGGGGTGACTATCGGGATTTGAACCCGAACTACCAGAGTCACAGTCTAGGTTGCTACCATTACAACATAGCCACACCTAATAAGTCTCAATTGGTGCCTCCGTATGGAATCGAACCACAATCCCCGGTTTCGTAGACCAGTGTATTATCCATTATACTACGGAGGCAAATTAATTAGTGGTCTGGGTGGCAGGAATCGAACCTGCACCTCAAGTATCCAAGACTCGTCGACTTCCACTATCCTACACCCAGATATTGAATTTGTAAGTAGTTGCGTCCCTCATATCGCAACCATTTTCCCTTGTAATAAAGCCGGCAGGGTCAAGATACGTCACTTGGGCTTTGTCCAGATGATACTCCAACTGTATTCCGATCTTCCGATCGGACGGGGATCGAACCCGCTACCTTCTACTGTTTCAGTCCTTCGAAGAAACCTTAACAGCGTGACTCTACTTGCTGACACTTACAAAACTTGGTGCCCCTTGCAGGAATCGAACCCACACACCCTGATTACAAAACAGGACCTCTACCATTAAGGATAAAAGGGCAAAAATATGGCACCCGGACTAGGGATCGAACCTAGGCTAACAGAGTCAAAGTCTGTTGTGCTACCATTACACAATCCGGGAACAAAATAACAGGATGGTTTTTGTCGCTAGACAACCAAAAAGTTTAGCTTTAAAGTTTGCTGAACCCATCCTAAAACTGGTGGAGGCCGGGGGTATCGAACCCCTCTAGACAAGATGCTTGCAAGGCAACTCCGCAGCCCTCTGCTGCCCCCATTATATTGGCTCCGTGTGTGAGGATCGAACTCACCTAATCATTGATTAACAGTCAAGTCCTTGCACCATGCTTGGATTTCACGGAATAGAAAACTGGCACCGCAGACGAGAATCGAACTCGCCTAAGTCGGATAGACAATCCGTTGCCCTCCCAGAGGACTACTGCGGTATATTTGGTACTCCGAACGGGTTTCGATCCCGCTTCTCCAACTTGAAAGGCTGGCGTCCTAGCCACTAGACGACCGGAGTATAATTAAACAGGTTGCTTTTTTACGTTTTCAATTAAAAGTTGAATGTATTATGTTTGCTGAACGCAACCTAAACTTGGTTCCTAGAACAAGAATCGAACTTGTAATGACCGGTTATCAGCCGATTGTTATACCATTTAACTATCCAGGAATAATTGGTGAAGCGTGATAGAATCGAACTACTTGCCAGCCACCCCACTTAATAAAGGCTACCGGGTTACAGCCGGCAATGGGGAACACACTCCAATTTGTTAACACTCTCTTTCGAAAGTGCTTATTAAAACAAACTGTTACGCTATGCGTCCTATTCTGATTCAGAGTCAGTAGGTACCAATTTGTTTTAATAACTAGTATTTTTTTATCCACATAAGGATAAGCCATCCACTAGTCCGCCCGTTCAGAACATATTTTAAGTGCGTTCCCCGGGCCTCGTTCCCGTAATCTATTGCACTTTGCGATCTACGACTGCTCTTGAGCAATCTCTCGCTTTCTAACGGCTTTGCTATACACCTTTGCACGTTCAAACTTTTCAAAAATCATCTTGCGAAGATCTTCTTGGGTTAGAGTGTGTTTGAGTGTAAACTCAGCTTCTCGTTGTTTATTCTTATCTGTCTCTATCATTTTTCCGATCTAAAAACAAAAAACCCCAGGGTTGTTAATCCTGGGGTCCTTAGAAGTTAAAATGTAAACTTGTTACACTTTGGTCTCCTGGGACCCCGGGTAAATCTCTGGTGTGCGATCATATGACAGACTTCCACACTCAATAGATAACCAATTGGAGGCTACAAAGCCTGCCTGTTTGGGCATCGTATTAAATTGTTGATGTCTAAAATTCGATTGCATTTTGTTTTCTCTTTAAAAACTTTCTTTACATTGACAGCACCATTACTGTCTATGTGTTAATTATACAGTTATTTAGTCTTGTTGTCAACCTCTTTTTTGCCTTTTGACAAAAAAGTTTTTTAACAACCTTTCTAACTAACCTATGTCTTTATTGTACAGTTATTTAGTTCTCTTGTCAACCACTATTTTTAAAGTGGCTAAAAATTTCACTATCTAACTTACAACCTAGTCTCTATTGTATAGTGTTTATTTAGTCTTGTCAAGATCTAGTGTTGTTTTTTAACAACATTTTTTAAGGATTACCAAAGAACCTGCTTTTAATACTTTAGTGTATCCTTGTGTACTTAACCGATGTACTGCTTCTTCTACTGCTGGCCACCTTAACGGATTACTTAACGGCAGGTGCGGCCTATGATCGTGAAAAATCATCAACCCTCCGTTTTTTAATTTTGGCAACCAGTATTCTAAATTCTTGTTTAGCCCCGGGGCATAATGATCTCCATCATCAAAATAAACATCTATTGGATCACCGTTCCAATTAAACGACTCTGTATTCAAGAATCGAGATCTATGTAGGAATATATTTGTATATTCCGATAATAGGTTACTTACTGTTTCGAGATTCCTTGGAACACCCAGACCTAATGATTTTTCTAATAATTCTTCTTTAAACAACGGATCATTGTCTCGGCCGTCATACAGATCATACGTATAAATTTTAGCAGTTGGGTTTGAGCTTGCCATAATTGCTGCACTACCGCCCAAGTATGTTCCGACTTCGACAATTATTGGATTTGTTAGTTGTGCAATTGCATTATACAATGCGTTTTTTTCTTCCAGAGTTGTTAGACTAAATTCGTGTTCTTTTGGTAACATGCCCTTATTTATGTGGTACCGTTGTTTTTATAATTAAATACAGCTATAATTTTAATACTATGAAACAACACAATTTTATCACACACGCAACATTCGGAGATATCGTTTACAGCCTATGCGTTATGAAAATGATCGGCCCGGGCGATATCTATGTAAAACTAAACTATCACGACTACTTTGCTAAAAATGTTTTAGGGTGGCCTAACGCGGGACCTGCATCGGGTAGACTTACACAGAAAGACTACGACATTGTGGCACCTTTGTTAGAAGCACAGGACTACATTGGCAAAGTTGCAGTTTGGAAGGACGAGGTAGATGACTTTCCGCAACTACTAGATCACTGGAAGCAGCACTTGATCCGAGGTTGGCAAGGTAACCAAACAGAGTGTTATGCATTAGCTATGGGATGGAACATCCATGATCCAGAAATTAAAAAGAAGCTATTACACGAGCCGTGGCTAACTCCTGTACAACCGATTCACATTCCGGGCAAGCCTGTTATTGTTAACAGAACTGGCAGACATCTTTGGGGTGCAGAAGGCGGAGAAGGATGGATTGAACAGAAGTTTATCGAAAATCAAATTGGAGAGTACGGTGCGTTTGTTGGAACACCCGATGAACATGCTAGCTTCGAAGAAACATTCAAAACAAAAATACACTATCAGAAAACAGAAGACTTACTTGAAGTTGCAAGACTTATTCAAGGTAGCGAAATGTTCATTGGAAACCAGAGTGCCGCATTAAGCATTGCAATTGGTTTAGGCAAGACCTATTGGTGCGAAGTACGTGCTGATTACGAACAGACAAAAACACCACACGGCGGCTACGGGGACACATGGTTTCCTCGTGCTAACGGCTTTTACTTTTAAGGACATATATGTACGCAGTTGTAAGTTTAAACGACGAGAAATACCAACCACTTGCTGACCTAACTTGGAATCAGAACAAGAAACAATATTGTGAGCGACACGGATACGAAGGTATTAATAAAACTGATAATTTTGTAGGTGGTATCACGATCGGTTTTGAAAAAATATTCTTTATTAAAAAACTTATGGAAGACCGTAAGGATATTGAGTGGATCTGGTGGACAGGCACAGATGCTATGATCACAAACCATACAATTAAAATCGAAGACAAGATCATGCCTGAATATGATTTGATTCTTGCTACAGACTGCAATGAGATCAACAACGACAGCTTCTTAATCAAGAATAGCGATTGGAGTCGTAACTACATGCAGAGCATCATCAATGTTATGCCAAAATATGAAAAACACTATTTCTACGAGCAGCAGGCTATGATCGACAGTGTGCCGCTACCAGAGAATAAGGGCAAGATTAAAATTGTTCCACAGCGATATTTAAATGCATATAAGAATGATCTGTACCCACACCAGAGCAAATATGATCTGTTAGGCAATGATGGAACTTGGCAAAAGGGCGATTGGTTAATCCACTGGCCGGGTACTGGGCTAGATCTTCGTCTCCAATTAGCTAGACATTTCATGAACGAAGTAGTAAAATAAACTATGAAAGACATCTTAGACCAAATTCGACAGTTCATCGAAGAAAAACAAAAGAACAAAACTTGGACTGCGGGCAAGGATTTTGTTAACTATGCAGGCCCACATTTTAACGCAGACGAATATGTTGCGGCAGCAGAAACATTACTAGGCGGTTGGCTAGTAATGGGCGATAAGAGTTTGAAATTTGAAAAAGAATTCCCTAAGCAATTTGGCAAAATGAACGGCATCTTAACCAACAGCGGGTCTAGCTCGAACTTGTTGATGATGTCTGCGTTGACCAGTAAGCGTGGATATAACTTGCCTAAGGGTACTAAGGTACTGATGCCTATCGCAGGCTTCCCTACTACACTTAACCCAACATTACAGGTAGGATTTACTCCTGTATTCTGTGATATTGAAATTGAAACACTAAACATTGATTTGAAACATGCAGAACAGTTACTCGAAGCTGATCCAGAAATTCGTGTAATTACATTTGCTCACGTGTTAGGTAATCCTCCAAACATGGACAAGGTAATGGAATTGGTAAAGAAGTACAACCTTATCTTGTTAGAAGATTGTTGCGATGCATTAGGCAGCACATATGATGACAAACCATTAGGTAGCTTTGGAGAAATGGCATCATGCAGTTTCTATCCTGCACACCACATGACAATGGGCGAAGGCGGATACGTTGCATGTAACGATTACCAGCAAGAAGTTATCTTACGTAGTTTCCGTGAATGGGGTCGCGGTTGCTACTGTGTTGGTCCTGAGGCTAACAAACTAAAGTGCGGCAGTTGCGGTAAACGCTTCCAAGAATGGATTCCAGAACTACCTGGGGAAATTTTTGATCACAAATATGTCTATGACGAGATCGGTTATAATCTCAAGCCTATTGAAATTCAAAGTGCAATGGGATTAGTGCAACTTAACAAGTTGGAAGAAATTCATGCACTTCGTAAACGTAACTATTCATTACTCTTTGAAATCTATTCAAAGTACGAAGACTTCTTTTATTTGCCACGTCCGCAAGCTAAAGCAGATCCTAGCTGGTTTGCATTCCCGTTAACCGTTAGAGAAAATGCACCTTTCAAACGTGCAGACATTGTAGACTACCTGGAAGAAAATTTAATTCAAACTCGTCCTTACTTTGCTGGCAACATTATGTTACAGCCTGCGTACTCGCACATTATGGCACCGCAGAAAGCCAAAGACGACTTCCCAGTTGCTACTCTGACAATGACTAACACTTACTTCCACGGAACTAGTCCAGTTATCACTCCTGAACAGATTGCTTATATTGGCGAGACTGTTGACGGCTTTATGAGTTTATTCAAATGAAAAGTTTAAGCCAAGTAACATCTAAGATTGACGGACAGCCAATGTTCAAGTATTTGGACATGGCTAAGGCTTTAGAAGCTAAAGGTCGGCACCTTATCCATATGGAGATAGGTGAGCCAGACTTTGACACGCCTAAGAATGTTACTTGGGCTGCTGTTCAGTCTTTATCTAACGGTGAAACACACTACGGAAGTAGTTACGGTTTACAAGAGTTTAGAGAAGCTGTTCAGTTTGCTACAGAACGTAGCAGAGGATTTAAACCCGATTTAGATCAAGTGCTGATTACGCCAGGTGCTAATATTGCTATCTACTATGCAGTATTCTGTTTAGTCGATCCGGGATTCGAAGTTATTGTTCCAGATCCCGGCTTCAGTACATATTATAGTAATATCAAAATGTGTGGTGCGGTTCCAGTTCGTGTGCCGTTAAAAGAAGAAAACGAATTCCGTATGAACCCTGATGATATTGAAGCGGCTATTACAGACAAGACCCGCTTGATTATTATTAACAGTCCGCAAAATCCTACAGGCAGTGTGTTAACCACTGACGAAGTAAAACGCATTTACGAAATTGCCAAGAAGCACGACATCTACATTTATAGTGATGAAATTTATGCACGTATGAACTATGAGCCAATTGGCTTTGCAAGTCCTAGCATTTATGATCATTGTAAAGAACATGTTATCCTTAGTAACGGTTTTAGTAAAGCGTTTGCTATGACTGGCTGGCGTCTAGGTACACTTATCGGTCCCGCAAATGTTATTGAACGTATGGCGGCACTATTACAGACTACATCAAGTTGTGTAAGTCCGTTTGTTCAACGTGCTGGCATTGAAGCTATTCGTGGCAGTCAAGAAGCAGTTACAAACATGATGGCAGAATATCGAGCACGTAGAGATTTGTTAGTTGACGGACTTAATCGTGTTAAGGGTATCACTTGTCTAAAACCCGGCGGTGCTTTTTATGTATTTCCTAATATCAAAGGAACCGGACTAACAAGTGATCAAGTTGTTGATAAACTAATGGATGCGGGTGTAGTAACACTGCCCGGTCATTGCTTCGGAGAACACGGCGACGGTTATATTAGATTGTGCTATGCAACCAGTCGTGAAAATATTCAAGAAGCATTGAATAGAATTTACAAAGCATTGGGGACAAAATGAGAGTATGTGAATGGATAGCTGATTATCTAAAATCAATCGGTGTTGAACGTGTACACGGATTGATGGGCGGTGGAGCAAGCGGACTCAATGATGGGTTCATTAAGCAGGGTATGCCTTACATTTGTTATCACCATGAACAGGGTGCCGGACATGCAGCAACTGCCGAAAGTAAGTTTACAGGCAAACTTGCTGTAGTTAATCCTACAACAGGATGTGCAGGTACTAACTGTGCAACTAGTGTATTGAACGCATGGCAAGACAGTGTTCCTGTTTTATTTTTGTCCGGCAATGTTAGATTAGCTACTTGTAGCGGACACATTAATAAAAAGAATCATATTAAAATTAGAAAGTATGGTATTCAGGAACATCACATTGTTGATACTTACGAGTCTATGACCAAGTTTAGTTACTTCATCGATAATGTTGATGATGTTGCGTATGTCTTACAGTATGCTATTCACACTGCTACTAGTGGTAGACATGGACCTGTATGGATTGATATTCCAGGAGATATACAAACTGCACAGATGCCTGAAAAGTATAAAGAGTATCAGCCTGTAGAACTAGTTAAACCATTAGCAGACTTTAGTCGAATCAAAGAAGCGATTGCTAAAGCAGAACGTCCTATTGTGTTAGCAGGTTACGGAATTCGTCAAAGCAACACTGTTGAAGATTTTGTTAAGTTTATCGAACATTATCAAATTCCTTATGTTAGTACATACGGAGCAAGAGATTACACAGCTAATGATCACAAATTAAGTATCGGTGCTATAGGTATTAAAGGTAGTCGTGCAGGTAACTTTGCTTTACAGAATGCAGACTTGTTAATTGTTTTAGGTAGCAGTTTAGGATCAAGTGTAATTGGATATGATCCTGCACAGTTTAGTCCTGCAAGTTACAAAATTATTGTAGACTTAGATATCAACGAATTAAAAAAAGATATCGTTAAAATTGACGAGAAGTATAACGTTAACTTAGAAAAATTCTTTAGGAGCATGGTATGAACAGACAAGAATGGATAGACAAATGCGATCACTGGAAAGCTATCTGGCCAGTAATGCAGGAGGAATATCGTCCAACTGATAATCAATTCCAATTAAACATCTATGCTGTACTAGATGCAATCAATCAGCATAGTTCAGCTGATGATATTTTAATGGGAGATGCGGGCAGTATTAGCTATGCAGGCCCTGTAGCACTTAATGCCAAACAAGGTCAGCGTTTTATTTTTAGCCCTGCTCAAGCAGACATGGGATGGGCGTTGCCGGCGGCTGTTGGTGCAAGCCTAGCCAGTAATCAGCCTGTAATCAGCATCATAGGCGATGGCAGTTTTATGAGCAATGTTCAAGAGTTAGCTGTGGCCAAACAACACGAATTAGATATTAAATTTGTTATATTAAATAATAACGGTTACTTGAGCATTAAAAATACACAACAAAAATATTTCAATGGCAGAGTACACGGCACTAGCGGTGAAACTGGTCTTTGGTTCCCTAGCATGAAAAATATTGCTACGGCATTCGGAATGCCTTGTGTGGATATTAGAACAAAAGAGGATCTGCGACTACACTTTCCTAACGCTCTTAAGAAAAAAGGTCCAGTTATTATCGACTGCCAGTGCCTGTCTGAACAAGAAATTCTGCCAGCACAAGCATTAAAGGATGGGAAGCAAGCCGGGCTCCACGACATGACTCCGTTCTTAAGTAATGAAGAACTTGCCCGAGAAATGATTGTTAAGATTACATGAAGATAGCAGTGTTAGGTGCAGGCGGATTCTTAGGCAAAATTATTTGTGAATACCTAAGAAGTAATGGACATACTGTATTTGCTGTTACTCGTCGAGAGTTGACATTAACTGACTATCTATCTGTACAAAAATGGCTAGAGCAAACGTTACCAGATGCTGTTGTTAATTGTGCAACTTCGGGCGGTAAGCAAAGGATGGGTGATGCTCTGCTAGATGATGTACAGAACAATTTAACTATTTTCCTAAATTTTTATAATAATAGTCAATACTTTGACAAGTTTATTAATGTAGGGTCTGGTGCAGAGTTTGATCATTCTGCTAACATAGACCTTGCAAAAGAAGATCATATACTTAATGTATTTCCCAAAGACGGGTATGGGTATGCAAAAAATACGATTTCAAGATTATGTTTAGAACATTCTAAATTTTATACTCTAAGATTGTTTGGGTGCTTTGATAGTAGTGATCCAGACTTTAGACTTTTTAAAAAATTTCTTAATAATGATCCGTTAGATCTTGTTGATCGTAAATTTGATTATTTCAGTGCTCAAGATTTTTGTCAAGTAATAGACCACTACTTAAATAATCAAGTTGAATACCGCGATATCAATTGCGTGTATAAAGATAAACTTTATCTAAGTGAAATATTAAACAAGTTCAAGCCTGTAGAGATTTTAAAAAAATCAAATAATAATTATACCGGTGACGGAAGTAGATTAGCTAAATTAAAATTAAAACTAAACGGATTAGATAAATCTATAAAGGAATATAAAGCGTTATGAAAAAGATTGTGTACGTTACTGGATGTTTGGGATTCATTGGTTATCATGTAACTAAAGCATGTTTAGACAAAGGTTGGTATGTGCGAGGCATCGACAAGGGAACTTACGCTGCTAATTGGAATCTATTGCCTGAATTAAAAAAGTATGATACGTTTACTTTTGAACACAAAGATATTAACGACTTAGACAGGATTTACGACTGTGACTATTTTATTAATACAGCCGCCGAAACTCATGTTGATAACAGTTTAGAAGAAAGCGACACCTTTGTTCACAGCAACATTAACGGTGTCCATCATATTTTAAAATTAATCAACCAAAAGAAATACCGCAGGCCTATCTTGTTACACTTTAGCACTGATGAAGTCTACGGTGATATTGATGAAGGAAGTCATTCAGAAGAGGATCTACTGTGTCCTAGTAATCCATACTCAGCAACTAAAGCAGCAGCAGACATGTTGATTATGGCATGGGGACGTAGTCATAAACTACCTTACGTTATTGTTCGTCCTACTAACAATTACGGTATTGGACAGTATGTAGAAAAACTTATTCCCAAGACTTGTAAGTTTTTAACTGTGGGTAAAAAGATTGATCTTCATAATAACGGAACTCCGGTGCGTACTTGGTTGCACGCCAGCGATACTGCTAATGCAGTTATTACTATTATTGAAGCCGGAGTAGTTAACGAAATTTACAATATTAGTGGTGCTTATCAGACAGAGAATATTAATGTTGTAAAGAAGATTCTTGAACTATTCAAAGTAAAAGGATCATATGAAAACTACATCACTCATATGGATCGTCAGGGACAGGACGTTAGATACAGTATTGACGACAGTAAGTTACAGGCACTAGGTTGGAAACCAAAAGCTGTATTTGATAAAGAATTAAAGAAAATTGTTAAGTATTACAAAGACAACTTTATTTGGTAAAGCCGTTATTGTAGTTAACATTATCAAACTCTATTAAACTTGCACGAGGATTTTTAATCCAAAAGTCAACAGCACTAACAACCTGTTGATATGGTATTGAATCATACTGTGTCCAGTTTTCAAGGAATCCCATTTTCAATAACAACATTGGAAATTGGGATTCTTTTTTTAATTTCTTGTGTTCAATTTCAATAAGTTTTTTTGCAGTAGCATAACGAATAATGTCTGGATTCGGATAGTCAGCAGCCATTGATCCGCAAGTTATAATAGAAGTTTTATTATGTAACCGTTTTAGAAAGTCGTATTGTATAGTATGTATATGTAAATTGTTAATGAACAGATCAGCAGTCTCTGCTAAGTTAACAACTTCTTCAAACTTTTCAGGCAGGTTATAACCATTTGATCTAGACACACCTACAACCTCATGACCTGATTGTGTTAAGTAATTGAAAAAGGCGAGCCCGAGCCCGCCTGTGTGTCCTGTGATTACAACTCGCATCAGCTATTTAAAACTTTTGCCACCGAGTTCATAACAGAAGCGATTCTACCAATATCACGTAACTGTTCTACAGTGTAGCCTTCGGTCTTCAATGTTTCGTAATGTGCTTTCACACAGAAATGGCATTTGCCCACAATACTAGCTGCTAAACTAAATGCTTCAAAGTTTGACTTAGTAGTTCCACCGTGGTTTGCAATAGCGTTCATACGTAGCTGTGCTGGCAATCCTTTGAGTGCAGGATCATCGGCCATTTCAACATATGGATACCACACATTGTTCTGTGCCATGATACTTGCCGCAGTCATTGCCGACTCAGCATGTACAGGTGCATCTGCTAGTAAAATGCTTAATACTTTACCGTTGCCAGTTGCAGCCAAAGCAGCCACAGCACAACCTAGGGCAACATCGGCATCTAGCGTACTTCGTACTAATACTGCATCTAGATTTAACTTAGTGTCCTTAGCATAATCAGGTAATGCACCTTTAATTGTATCAATAAAACTCATTTTGTCATCTCCGCTAATTGTTTATATCCATTGTATGTAGGATGTACCTTATCTTTCGATAGCTCCGGAATTGTCAAAATAGTGTCACCGTAACTGTTAGCAATGATTCTAACAATATCTTGAACTGACGGTTTGATAGGCGGCATAACCCACATCACTTTTTTTGCATAAATCTGTTGACGCAACAATAATAGTTCTTTAAAACTATTCATAGTGTCCGGGTCGTTAGTTCCAAGACTGATAATAACAGTGTTGGCAGATAAATCATTAACAATATTTCTATTGTTCCAGGTACGACTGTTAATACCGCTCTTAACAATAGCAACACATTCTTTACGAATTGTGCTAATGCCATGAGCGATACTATCGCCTAAGATAAGGCAATCTAACATTACAGAGTCTCGCCGCCTACTGTACGGTTGCAAGCACACAGTTCGCCTGTTTGCAATGCGTCCAATACACGAAGTGTTTCTTCTGGACTACGACCAACGTTCAAGTTGTTGACAGTAACGTGTTGGATAACGTTTTCTGGGTCAACAATGAATGTTGCACGAAGTGCGGCACCTGCTGGAGCGTACATAACGCCCAACTGTTCAATCAAACTCAACTCACCACGCTGTGTGTCTGCGAATTGATTGTGGGTAATCTTAACTAGATCACTGTGACTCTTTTGCCATGCTACTTTGCAGAACTCATTGTCTGTACTGCCTGTTAGCAGAACTGCATCACGATCCGCAAAATCACCTGTTAGCTTGTCGTAGGCTACAATTTCTGTAGGGCAAACAAACGTAAAGTCCTTAGGATAGTAAACGATTACTTTCCACTTGCCTTCAAAGCTCTGGTCTGTAATTGTAAAGAATGCATCTTCTGGTTGTCCTGGCTTAACGCCTGTGACTGCAAATGGGGCTAATTTATCGCCGACTGTTTTCATATCTTCTCCTGTGTGTTAAATGAAAAAACTTCTGTACATCTTCTGTACTGTACAGTTTATTGTACATATATTTACAATAGAAATCAACTAAAAACTCATGGTTTACCATTGTATTTTCCTATGACTGTAATAGGTTATTAAGTACCAAGTTTTAAAAATTATATACCCAGTAAATACGATTACACTACAACTTGGGACTAGGAGTAAAAATGGGCGATATTTTTAAAATTATCGGCGATCTTGGTATGCCTGTTGCGGCAGCACTTGCTGGTGGGTACTTTGTGTACTTGACTATCAAGCTGTTGTTGCAGGGCGTTCTTGGATCAATAAAAGGAATGGCTGGTATTATTACAGCACTTGATAATCGTGTTAAGACCATGAATCACGATGTTATACGTATTGACACAATCGTATCTAATGCACTAGGTCTACGTCCTGACGCAGATCGTATTGCTCGTGCAGACGGTAAAAACGATGCAAGGAGAGACTAATGTTGCACCTTGAATACAATTGGGATCTGCACCCGGACAAAATTATACTAGATGACGAACTAAACACTGATCGGCTAGGTTGGAAGGGCGGAGACATTTTTAAATTCATCAATGTTGACGGTAAGCAAATGCTGGTCAAAATGGATCCCCTAGTTGCTTTTGTTAAAGGCTTTAAGGTGAACTGCAATGAGTAAATGGAATACTTGGTATGACAACTTGCCAGAGCATACAAAACAATATTTAAAATCTCAACCAATTTGGCACGACATTGACATGTGGAAAGCTGGCATATTGGGTGCAGTAGTAGGGTTCATTCTAGGAGTAATATTATAATGGATGTCGTTGAATTAGTAAACAAATATGGCTTCCCTATTGTTATGGCAGTAGGGATGGGATTCATTATCAAGTATGTGTGGGAATGGGCCACTAAGGAAGTGAAGCCAGTTATATCAGATGCCAACACAGTGTTGATTGCACTGATTGATCGAATACGTATGTTAGACAATGACCTTATCAGACTTAACCAAAAAGTTAATACAGTATTACATCTACGTGGTAAGACCATTGAGTTTGAACGTGTAGAAGCAGAGAAAGCAATTAATAAGATAGACCGCCCTAAAAGCGAGGGTAACGAAGATACTAAGTCAGCTGCCTCAGGTGAAAGTTGATTTGAGAAAGTTTTGCTAGATTGTGAAGCCATACGACACCCTCTACGGAGGGTGATCTTATGATGTTTGCTGAGTTGCTCTGCACACACTTGACAGTAGGTATTTGATCTTCACTCTTCTGGGCTCTGTACCTTACCCCACCTACTACGACTTTTAAAGGAACTGCGGTGTCACTGCTCCTATGAGAGTATAGAAAATCTTTTCAACTATTATGACAATCCAAACGTTTCGTGCCAGTGGGCAGACGTTTAAGCATCCTCTCGGGTAGTGGATTGAAACTGCCTTCGCAATGAGGCTAGGTCAGTGGGTCACACGTCAGAACCTTGACCAACAGAAAGTTACCGGTGCTGTCTCACCTTAAGTTGCGAATAGTGGGAGTGTGAATGTAAGTGTGTAACTTACATTATACAGGTTATCCAAAATGATCGCGACCGAAATGGCGATCTATTTTGGATTAGTAGTCCTGTAGATATTACTTACTTGTGGCTATGAATACGCCGTTCCAATCAGCTGGTAGTACTTGTGTCTTTTGGAACTCACAGCGTTCTATCCACATGTCGTAGTATTTTTTCATTTGCCCGTCGAACTCATGTTTAAGTTCTTCGCACAGCTGAATAGCATCGTCCCATTTCTGCTGTCTATAACACAGGTGCATTTCATTGTGAGTCTCTTGTGCTAACAAATATTCAGCAGCAACAGTTACATCAGGATCAAGAACTGTATAGATAGCAACTCCTACTGACTTACCTTTAACAGCTAGGTCGTCGATCTTAAGGAAGAAGAATTCGTTAGCACAACGTTCAACGGTTGCACCGCCTACTAATAACAAGCATCCGTATTCTTTACACTTACTTTCAATTCGTGCCGCAGTACTAACAGCATCGCCTAGTACATCGTAACTGTGTCTAGCAGTACTGCCCATCTCACCAATGTAGCCCAGTCCTGTATTAATACCTGCACCCATACCAACTGGAGGACGTCCTTGCGGAACAATCACATCTCGGTTAAATGTATCTACAGCTTTAAGCATTTTCAATCCTGTGCGAACTGCTGTTGAAGGATGATTAAGATCTTCAATAGGTGCATTGTGTATGTGCATACTAGCATCGCCAATGTACTTGATGATCATACCATCTGCATCTAATACAGGTTGTGTAATAGCATCCATGTAGCCGTTCATTATTTTTGTAAGTCCTGCAACATCATCGCCGAATGATTCACCTAAGGGTGTAAAACCACGTAAGTCCGAGAACAGTATGCTGACTTCTTTCTTAACACCTTTCTTGATCAAGTCTGGGTTTTCTTGTAGCAGTCTAACCACTGTAGGACTAGCGTAGCCTGCAAACTGTTTCTTGATTGCCTGCTTTTGTAAGAATTCGCTTACGAATTTAACTCCGTATGCATGTAATGCCACAAGCAATATGCCACTGACAAAAGCAGTAGCATCAAACAAATAAAGATACTGGCTATAAGCATACATGCTGACAGCAACACCACCCACAGAAAGAGCAACCACTGTTCCAAGTCCAACATATACCCACCTTGTTAAAAATAATAATAGTACACCTGCTGCTAGGAGTACAATAATTTCTACACCATCTGCATAATCCGGACGCTGAATGGTTACATTGTTAATCATTGTGCCTATTACTGCGGCCTGTACTTCGTGTGGAAATACTGCACCCTTACTAGTAGGTAAAGGATTTGCAATGCCTGCGGCTGTTGGGCCCACGATTACAATCGCACCTGCTAGGTCTTTTGGAAGATTTAACATACTGACTGATTGACTGGTCTGACTCCAATCAATCCATATGCGACCTAAGTTGTCTGTTGCCACAGGACCAAACTTTGGAATACGCATTTTTTCAACGCCACCTTCAAACAGTTTGACCTGGAACGTTGTATCGCCTGCCGCTACGCGGAGTGTCTCCATAGCTAAACTAGGATATAACTTACCGTCCACTGTGACAATTAACGGCAATCTGCGATTAACACCATCTACTTCTGGCAGTGTGTTTACAATACCAATACCTGCTGCTGCGTTTTCTAACACAGGCACGTTAGCAATTAGACCTGGATACTGTATGATTTGATCTAAGTGTTCTGGACCTAATACTGCTGAGCCAGGATTACGAGGTTCGTTCTTAGTCTTTTGTGCAGGAATGCTGCCCAATACTACTGGATATTCTTTTAGAGTTTTACCCAGTTGACTGTCACCACCTGTACGATCTGATTCTGGCATGAGTACGTTGAGTACCACAAGGCCCGCTCCCCTCTGATATAAATCTCGTATAAGTCGGGAATACTCAACACGAGGTAACGGCCATTGTCCATATTTGTCTAAGCTCCCTTCATCAATGTTTACTGTAACAATGTTGTTAACAGTAGTTTCTTTAGCGGTGATTAGCGTATCAAAATAGCGTAGTCTTATACTTTCTACAAAGACAGGATCAGCAATTCTTATACTTAAAATAAGTGCCAATGTCAGCAGTGCTGTCCATGGACTAGTTAAAATTTTTTTAATTTTTGACATTAGCAGTTCCAACGACTTAATGCTTTGGCTTTTGGAGTAGGGCGTCCCTTCTCGTCTTTCATTGGTCCTTTGTTACCCGACATACGAGCACAGAAACTCTTACGGCGTTTTGCATCCTTGCTGCCTGCTTTTAATTTACTAGGCTTAGTAGTAACTGCTGTTTTTAATTTACTACCTGGATTCTCTCTACGATAAGCATTAACAGCTTTTTGACTTAGGCCGTCTGTCTTATCTTTTCTATTGACTTTATTCCAGTCTTCATTAATAAATTCGTGTGCTCTCATTGTCTTAAATCCTGCGGTGAACTGTTGGGAACATGATTAGGACCATAACTGATCCTGCTGCCCGTAATCTTTTCCAATGCAACATGCAGACTTGGTCCGGTTAAATTCTTACGTAACCATTTCTCTGCTAGGTTGTTAATAATCTTTTCATTACTTTGTGCTCTTCCGGGGCTCTTACTATGAACATATGCGTGATATGCTTCGTGTACTGCTACTCCAATATCACTCGCGGCATGACTTTCAAGATTTGGCAAATTAATGCTACCGCCCTCACCTTGATCACCTGTGGCTCTAAACATAGGAGGCTCCGAACTTTGATACACATAGTACATACCTGGTTCTAATTCGTCCTCGTCGTCTGTGACATTACCGGCACCTAGTATGTTTTTGATTGCATCTATACAAGACCATAAGGTAGGTGCAGGTTGTCTCGGTAATTGAGTAGTTGGTAACATAGGCTTGTCTTCGGGATCAAAGTCACCCCAGCGTTGCCTTAATTCCGCATCACTTGCTTCTGCTTCTAGTAGTTCTTGTATTCGCATGATGTATTTACTTTAATTTTGTATCCAAATACAGTGCTGCACCCACACTTGATCCGGCATCGCCTGGATTTTTTGGAACATAGGTATGTTTAAATGTAGATGAAAGTAGACGTTTTGCAGGCACATTATAAGCACAACCGCCTGTAAAAACGCAGGAATTACTGTGAAAAGATGCAAGTTTAAAGCAATTTTTTATCTGTTCCATGAACACACGCTGTACGCTGGCAGCTACGTCTGCACGATCTTTTTCTGCTACTTCCCAATCCCAAATTCCTTTGTGTAGATTCTTTGTTAGATAGCTGCTGACTTTTAAGTAGTTTGGTTCCCAGTCTCCAGAAGTTGCAAGTGCAGTTAGTTTACTTTCTTCTTGGACGGGTTTAAATCCCAGTAACTCTGTAAATGCTGTATAAAATAAACCGAGACTAAAAGGATAACTTTTTGAAAATACTTTTTTAAATTTTTGATCTCGATAATGCCAGATACTCACAGTATCCCACTCGCCGATTGCATCAGCTACTACAACCGCAGTTTCTGTTAATCCACTTTCATATACAGCATTTGCTGCATGACTTAAATGATGCGGCACACAGTAGATTGGAACAGATGGTATATTAAATTTTTTTAGGTAGAAGTATGGCAACTGATTGATACTAAATGCATCTCTGTATTGTCCTGCATATAGTTGTCTTGATTTTTTAATCCAAGGTTGTTCGTACCAAGCAATTGCATCTATTGGAGCATATGACAATGCACGAGCAACTATTTCTGGACATAAGTCGACTCCGCAGAGAGAGCGTTCATGATGTAGTATTTGACCGTCGTGAATAACTGCAACACTTGCATCGTGATTTAGAGCATTTATTCCTAGTATATTCATTTGTAAATGAAAGGGTCTCGTTTGCGAAACTCTTTTAATTTCTTACGTATACGCCTACGCTCTTGAAAATGACGATATAGAGATATAATAAAATTCATATCTCTATTTATTGTTGTTTAACTGTGGTGTTACATCCTGATAAAATTGCACAACTCTGTATTAGAGTAAAGTTCTTGCCGCCGCCTTGTTCTAGATCAACAGTTGCTGCACCGCCAGCATTAGTTACATCAATCTGTGCATTGTTTGCATTTGCACCATATTGATTAACTTTTACATTATGCCCGTTACCAGTCATTCTAACATCAAGGTAGTGTTGGCCTGCACCTGATTGAGTAGTAGTTAGGGTGTTGCTATCACCGTTGACTGTGCTAAACAACAATCTGTTATTGTTATTATTCTGCGTATGATTTACAGAGTTGTTATTACCGTTAATAGTAGTTTCGGCATAGTTAGTACCAATAGTATTTGTTTGATTGGTAGTAAGACTATTTTGATAACCATTAACATCTGCTTTAAGATAGTTTGATCCAATCTGTGTAAGATTTAAATTATTAGTGCCAGCTCCGTCCAAAGTTAGTTCTACTCTGTTCTTTGTGCCAGACAACGAGATAGTTACGTTATTATTATCCCCACCTATCTGATCAACATACACTGCATTGCTGTATGGTGCTGGACTATTAGCCCAAGTATTGATTCTAGTTTGTTGTGATGTTCTGCTAGAATTATTGACATAAGTACCGCCACTTTGTATAGTTTGATTTGAAGGTGCGTTAGTCTGAGTGATTGTTCCGCCTACTACTGTTGGACCGCAATCGGCACAGATACTGCCGGATGTTCCTGGATTGCTCGGAGTACCTCCTGATCCAGTAGCTGTTGAAGTTACTCCGTCATTTAGATCGTAATAAAAAGTGACTTCAGCAATCTGCATACTGTCGCAATTTAATCCACACCCATCGCCTGACTTAGTTGTGGGAAATAATATAAAATAGTAAACATAGGCATTTGTATTTGCTACCATGATTTCTGGACTTGTCCAAAAACGTTGCTCACTTAAAGTCACAGTGTCTTGTTTGATCAATACCCAATTAACCCCGTCATTACTGCCGTAGAGTTTATAGCTGGTAGGATCTCGTCCACTGAAGTCATTAGCAGTGGTCAATGTGAATTTTTGTACTACACGACCTTGACTTAATTTAACAGTAACACCTGCGTTTTTCTTATCAAAGTTCAAATACTTAGTTCCAGAGTTTCCGTCAAATGCTTGTGTTGCACCTTCGCCGGCAGGGCTATTATTACTTGTTGGATAGATGTTACTGATCACAACTGGGGAGCTAGTAGTTCTAATAGGTTGCCAGTTGACTGTTGGAGTCGGCGGTGCTGCTGTCTGTCCTGCTGCTAGTGGAGTTGAACTAGCATAGGTATAATTGTTTAAGTCTGTGCTAGTAACACTAGTATCCATATTAGTAAAACTAGCACTCGAACCGTAGCTGTAGCCTTGGGCGGTAGTAATAACATTGCCAAAGAATCCACTACCAATGTAAAAAATAGCACCATTACCCAAGGCAGTGATATCACCGTGATCGTGTACAATGCTATGCTGTGTGCCGTTGCTGTTCATTAACTTTAATCCGTGCTTACCCGGATTAGTTGTGCTGTCAAAGAATTGAAAGTATTGACCTGCGGTAACCGTTACTGTTTGAAAGTTTTTATTGTAAGGTGCAATGAAGTTACTGGCGTTTAAAGTAGTGCCGCTCCAATAATATTGTACATCAAATATTTGATTGATACCAAACTTGCCGTCAGTGATGGCACCAAAGGCATTAGAGCATAACAGTAACAGTGCTAGAAATATTTTCTTCATCGTTGTGTTATAGTAATAATAGTATTACCGCCCGAATTTACTCTATTACTAAATTCAATACTACCTTGAATTTGTGTAATTAAACTATTTTGAGTCAACGGAGTAGTTACACACTGTATGTCACTGCCGTTGTCGCGGCATAGACCAATTTGTCCTTCATCCTTAGTTACAATAATACCGCTGCTTCGTCTCCAATCTGGTAGCACACTGTCCACATCGTCTTTTAAGTAATCTTCATCTAGCCCACTGCCTATAATATCAAATAGACTATCTAGAAAATGATTTTCTAGAAAGTTACGACTTAGTCGATCTTGAAAAAATTGTGCGTTTTGTTTTTCCAAGGCATTTTCGTCTAGCCCTGAGAATTTTAAAAAGTCAATATCTAGCAAACTTCGTTGTTCGTAATCACTGCGTCTAGTTTCAGTTAGTTCTCTCGGCGGACTTAAAATAAGAATATTGCTGATAGCATCTTCGGACAAGTTCAATATTACTGGGGTCCTAGGAACTTGACTTCTACTGGCCACAGTAGTTGCTTGAAATGCCTGATTCATTATGACTTGACCAACATCTGTTTCAACAATAATAGTGCCCACTACACAGTTGCTGTTAACTTCGTCTCTGTTACGTACTGGTTTGTCATTGGGACAACTTGGTAACAGAATAATAGTGCTGGCCCCTACTTCATCTACTGTGGCGGTAAAATCAGTACCACGAACTGAGATAGTAGCAGTAGGTGTATTAACGGCAACGTTTTGCGGGCTGTTCTTGGCAATTTGTCCACTGGCATATCTAACAGTGCCCAATGCAACCTTAACACCCAGCTTACCGGATTTTGATTTTGGATCATAAACAAAGTCGTCGATTACTAATCTCGAATTCTCATTGACCTGTACTCGAGTCTGATCTTCGAATGTTATGCCTACCTTGCCCACTGCTGTTTTCACAGAGTCGTTCATTTCCACTCCCGTGCCCTTGGCTCCGGTCAGTGTGGCATTCTTCCGCTGTATACTGGGAGGGGTGTTCAGCAACTCTGTCACTGTTCCGATACTGGCTTGACTGTTCAGCGAGGTACTGATCAATAAGCCTAATAAGATTAAGCGACATAGTTTCATTTCACACCTTAATTACCAGTGGTAATGCTGTATGTGTTTCCGCTTCCTGCTACAGCAAGATTAACATTGGTATTGATACTACCACTCTGTACAACTGTGGTATTGTTATTTGATCCATTGATATTCAATGTTGCAATGTGACCATCGGCACCACCACCACTTTGGGTAATGTTAGTTGCGTTACTAGCACCTAATATAGTTAAATCTACTGTGCCTTTTGCACCAGTTAAATTTAACGTAGTGTTGTTTGCAGTTCCACCAGTCTTATTAATGTTTACACTAACTTGATCCGCATTGATTGTAGCAACGATTTGATTCAAGTTGCCGTCTGTTACAGCACTAAAGGTGTTGTTAGATCCTAGCATATTAAGATTGGCAATAGTATTGTCACCTGTTTGATCAATAGAAACAGTGTTACTATTTGCAGTACCCTGTTCGCTATTGTTCATATTGATTGTACCAATACCGTTATTACCAGTTACTCGATATAGAATACTAGTATCAACGCCGCCACTAGCTGTGGCAGTTACAACGCCTAGATTTAAAATGTTACCACTACCAACTTGTTCAACAGTCAAAGTTACGTTGTCGCCTTTGATTTTTGACGGGGTAGTGTTGCCCGTGCCCGTGCCTTGAATTCCTCGGATACGGTTTGTTGCACCATCCTGTAGCATGGTGATAACAGAGTTGTCGCCTGTTTGATCAATATAGATACTATTGTCTGCTGCGAAAACTTGTGAAGCGAACAACATCACGATCGCTGTCATTACTTGATTTAGCTTCTTCATATATTTCTTCAGTTCTTTTGAAACTGCTCCTTGGGGTGTTATTTGTTGCTCCCCGATTTACTTGGCCCTAACTTCTTTGCTTCCTCCAGCATCTTTCTCGTTGCTGGGCTGTGTCGTTGCGGCTGTGCCTTGTGGGGCTCTTTCGCTTTCGGTGTTCTTTTGAACCAACTCATTTTTTTCTCCCTTATAGTCCCAAAGCCCTTTACGAGCTCCTTCTTTAATAAGTTCAACCACGCCTGCTTCAATTGCTGATTTTACAGCATATGTTCCCGGCTCGTTTATTGTAAATCCTGCTTCACCTTCGAATGCTCTGGTGCCCATGTCAAAGAATTTAAGAGCAGTTACAGCATCGGCAGAACTGAGAATAGTTTTCTGTACAGTCACTGACGCTAATATTTTACCAGTATTAACACTCACCGCTCTTATACTGATAGTCACAACATCTTGACTCCACTGTGTTTGCTTACCGATGCCGAACACTCTAGCACCGAGGCCGCCGCTTTTTGTTGAGCTATCATAGCCCACAATACCACCTTCAATAATCATTCCAGCAAATTGCATTGGCATCAAAGGTTTAGCACTTGGCCCCTCATACGCTTCACGCATCTGTCTAATGATTAATCTTTCTTTGGTTAAATTATCAAGCCCTACACGCTCAACAACATCAAACCATTGTCCTTTGCCTACATCCTGTAATGCCTTGATCAAAAACGATTCTGCACCCTGTGTCACTGCCATTGACAAACTAGCAATGTTACTCTGCGGACGTCTCTGTCCTGTCATATCTCTAAAACTGTATACAGCCACACTCACAGGTTTGCCGCCAGCCGGTGCAGGAATAGTATCAAATTCTTTCTGCATCATTACTTTTGCTACTTCAGGCTTGTCTGCCTCCACTAAAGGATTATTTTGATGTATTGCACAGCCAGACAACAGTGTTACGATCGCCAGTGTTAATAATGTCTTTTTCATATTATTTTCCTGGAATTACAAATTGGCTTAGGGGAATATCAATAGTTGTATTAATATCAGGACCAACTACGGTTAAACGAATCATATCTCCGTTCACCAAATCAGAAATTTTTTCCCACTTGATTTTACTTCCTTGGAAGTCTACTTCACCTGAACAAGTTGTTGACGTTGTAGTGCAACCACTGTTGGCAAACATAGCTGTAGCTACGTTTTGACTAATCTGTGCATAAATTCTAGATTCTAAGTTGTTTAAAAACTTAGCTAAGTTAGTATTCTTTTTATCAGCGGCTTCTTTATCAATGGCCGCTTGGATTTTGTCTTGAAGAGCTTTACGACGAGTAGCTTCTTGATTCTCAATCGTCAAGACGTGACTGCTATATCCTATGCCGTTGAAAGCAGGACTTTTAAAAGTAAAGTCGTTTATTGGTGCAGCCTGTGCAGTCATCGCAGACAAGGCCAGGCTGAGAATTAAAAATCGCATCCTAAGTCCCCAGTGTAGTGTATTAGTATTTACTAGGGTGGAATGAGAAATTTAAGCAGCAGTTTATTAATCTAGATTAAATTCCTGGTTTAATACCAGTTTGTGGTGCGGGAGTTGTGCCTAGTGTACCTTTAGACTGAACTGGTGCACCTATTTTAGGTTTGCTTACTGCTAGTGCAGGCTGCTTTGGTGCCGCTACAGTGGGTTTAACCGCAGGTTGTTTTGCAGCTAATTTATTAACAGGCTGTGGCTGTTTAGCCTGTTGCTCTATGTGATTTTCAATATCAGCAATGTTTTTCAGCAACGACCCCATACCTAACATGTTACGAATAGATCCATCTTTTAATTGCGATGTCAAATCTACTAGTTTACTATTAGCATCTTTTCTTCCCGGAACATACTTCTTTGCAATACTGCCTACCGGAAATCCGTAAATTGAAATATTAAAAGAAGAAGCTCTATCAGATTCTGTAACGACTAATTGTAATTGTTTTAATGCTTGATAAAACGCTGGACCAAAATCTAGTTCTTTAAAGGCTTTCTTGTCATCAGGATCTAAAATAACCATTTCAACACCTTCTTCGTGTCTAGTTAAGTGATGCAATAATCCTTGATAAACATCTTCAACTAAATTTGCCTGATCAGTCGCTGCCCTAGATTTCAGCTGTTTAAATGCTGTACTAAAGGCACTACTAACACCGTTGTTAAAGTTATGTTCCTTTTGGTCAGAAGTATCGCGTGTACCCGGGCGAATATCGTAGAAATATTTCTTTAGAGTAGGTGGCAAAGTTACACCCACAGCATTGAAAAATTCACTAACGTGTTCAAAATTTGCACCAGTAACTTGTCCAAATTGTGCTACGTTTCCTGCTTTAATGCTTAGTAATCTCTTTGCAGATTCTTTGCCGTCGATTAAAATTTTTAAATCTACTTTAGTACTGCTTTGATTTTCTTTCTCGCCACCATCGCTGATAACGTCAACTTTGTTTTGTTGAGGATCATTTGCTGCTTCTTGAATAGCTGCCTGTACTCTTTTCGAAGTATTTGCATATTCAATTGCAGTTCTAGCACGTCTTTCAATCAATGCGATCGACTCAGCAGGTACGTTGTAATCTTGTAAAGATCGACCACGACTATCTTCGTTCAACCAAGCATAAAACGCTTTCTTATCCATAAAAGGAATTGACACTTTAAAAATAAGTTTATCTTTTCCTGCGGTTGTTTCGATATAGCCTTTATTACGAGCAATCTGTTTGCCCATAGACACTAGTTGCTGTTCTGTTACTGGCTTGCCGCCTGATGCAAATTTTGCAGCTACTGCACATCCTAATAACGCTTCGGAGATATTGCCCATGTTAGGCTTTAGTTCTCCCTTGATTTTTTCATCTTTAAAAATGCTGTTAATAGGAACGTTTTCAATAACTCTTCCAGTTGAGTTTCCGTCCTCATCAACTTCTGCTACTGAAAATTTAATTTTTGCGGCGGCGAAATCTTTTTGATCCCAATCTGCAACAGCATCTCCAACAGCCTGTCTAACTAGTTCGGGATTTTGGATAATTCCCTCAAACCTGTTTCCTTTTGGAAATTCGAAAGCATATACTTGTTGATTTTCTAATCCATCAATGAAACTATCAATGTATTTCTCTTTCATCCATTCGCTATTGGTCATCATTCCTTCTTTAAGAAATGATCTTGATTCTTTTAAAAATTCACGTGCTCGCATAATAAGTTATTTACCAATTTCAGGGAACAGCACTTGATCAACAAACTGCCGAATAGTTGTTTCTGGAACGCCCATTGCAATCATACTGCGGTACACATGCGGATTCTGTTTCTGATTTTGACAGTAGTAATTTTGCCGCTCAGTAACATCAACTCCGTTAATCCTGTCTCCTATATTATGCAGGTAGTAATCTAGGGTTTTAATCCCTAAATCAACAAGATTATCTAATTCTGTTTGCTCACTGATGTTGCCCGCGGCTACCATTGCAGGACTAAAAATATTGCGGGCCCATTCCGGTAGTTCGCGTTGTTTATTCCAGGTTATGCTACTGGCAGTTTCTTTAAACCATTCGTGCATATAATGACTGTCGTTTACAAGACTAAAGTCGTGAAACGCACCAGTAATCTTATTCTTACCACAAACGGCATCAAATCCCCAAATAGGACTAGGATCGTCTACGTGTGGGAACACTGTTGCATGTAGAATATATATTCCGTGTGTTGCAGTTTTATCTACTACTTCAACGTGCCCTCTACGGAACAGGTTGCTGTGGTATACGTGATTTTCCCAGTCGTATTGATCTAAGCTAGGATCTTCTGCTCTGTAACCTGCATGTTCCATCATAGACTGCATCGTTTCGGCACACTGCCGCATCTGTGTCCATACTGTGCTCATTGATGTACTCCTATCTTAGGAAATAGGCAGTCCTGTATAAACACACGAACGTCTTCTGGATTTAGTCCTAATGCAGTCATCACCTTAGGAGTGTGGGGATTCTGTCTTTGATTTTCACAGTAGTAATCTTGCGAAGGTCCGGTGTCTAATGCAGTACCGTTAGTTTCACCTACAGCACTAATATAATGCTTCAAGTTATTAATAGCAGTAAAATACAGTTGTTGAAGCTCCTCTGGATCATTGACATTTCCTGCACTGATCATACTGGGAGTAAAGATACGTTCTGCCCAGTCTGGTAAACGTCTAACTTTGTTCCATTCTAATTTTTGTGCTTCGTCTGCAAAGTAATCTAACATAGGATGCTCAGGATCACCTGCAGGACTAAAGTCGTGAAATGCACCTGTTACTTTGTTTCTGCCAGCTACTACATCGAACCCAAAGATAGGTGCAGGATTATGAGTATGCGGAAACACACAACAATGCATCATCCAGAGACCTCGAGTTTCTCTAGCATCAACAACATCTATATGTGCTCGGCGATATAATTTACTGGTCCAGACTTTGTTGTACCAACTAAATCTTTCTAGGCCTGGCTCTTGTATTTCTGTTCCACTGAGATTGAATTGTCTTTCAAACTCAGTTTGTATATCAATTAGACTGTTCCAGACCAAGCTCATTGTTATATGACTCCATAATTTTGATAGCCCATTCAAAAGCTACATTGGCTTCATCGCCCATGCTGTCATCTAACTTAGCACGAATGTTAGTTTTTAATGTGTTAGCATCTTCAAATTCTAAATTGCGGTGTGGACCTGGAACAATTTTCTTGATCATTTGTCCACCAAACATATCTCCCATGTGCCACACATATAAATGTGCCATAATTTTATTAGGGTCTTGACTGATGCTTAAAATATAATTGTAATAATCAATAACTAATGATCGATATGAATGACGAGGATACCCCTCATTCATATCGTTGTAGTCCATGTTTAGATAAAATGCTCTACGCAGATCTGGAAGATCTCCTAGCAATCTATTAGCACCTGCTGCTCCTTCAATTGCACCGTAAAATAATGACTTCTGTAAAGTCCAATCTGTCCATACTTCTCTTGGTAATGTTTTTGCAAACACTGCCTTCATAAAAGGTGTGTGTTCTGCTCTATCATGATTTTCTGCTGTTAGTTCTTTAAGACTCATTTAATCCTCGTAACGTTCTAATACTGCACAAGCGGCCCTGCCACCAAATGCAAAATTATTCTTTATCGCATACTTAGCCACTATTGCGGTAGCCTTAGTGGGGATATTGATTCCTACATCAATTGGGTTAATTAAATTTACAGTAGGAGGTGATATTTGATCTCGTAGTGCTAACACAGTATAGATAGTTTCAACAATCCCACTGGCTGCTAATGTGTGTCCAATTTGACCTTTATTTGCAGTCATTGTAGTGCCTGGCAATAAGTCACGCATAGCATAGAATTCAATGTCGTCGCCTGCTTTTGTTCCAGTAGCATGTGCATTAATATAACCGACATCTGCTAACTGTATGCCTGCTTGCTTTATTGCTCTGGTTACTGCTAATTTTGCAGCATCACCATTTTTATCCGGTGCAGTATCATTATTGCCACATGTGGCAATTCCTACAGACTTGATTATTCCGTAAATCTTTGCACCTCGTGCCTTAGCTTTATCTAACGGTTCGACAATTAGTGTGCCAGCGGCTTCTCCTACTACAAATCCTGATCTATCTTTGTCAAAAGGTCTACTTGCAATTTCTGCTGGTTGTAAACTTAATGCACCGAGATTTTGAAAGTAGTATACTTGGAAGCCTTCAATCGGTACATCGGCACCTCCCACAATGACAGCATCGAGATCGTCATTGAATTCTAGTTGCTTAATAGCATAATCAAGACCAGTCAGTCCAGTTGAACATGCAGAGTGCATCGAAGTTGACCCACCGTTACATTCGTATATTCTAGCAATCAATCCGCTAATGTAATCCGCAGTTGCCTGTATTACTTGCCTCGGGGAAACTCTCTCGCGACCATCTTCTAGTTGCCGCATCATGTATGCTCTACTATGTAAACTTCCGCCGGTGGTACTAAACACTACTGAAACATTTTTGCTAGTAAGACTGCTGTCTCTGATAGCATCTCTAGCAGTGTGCATTGATATTTTAACACACGGATCCCAATACTGGTGATGTCCTCCGAATTCTGTTTCTTCAAACGCAGGCAGCGGGCACGGTGCCCCAGAAGAGACAATTAAAGATTTATGTGTTCTTGGAAATTTTGTTGGATCATCTTCGGGCCACTTGATTTGTTTAATTGCAGTTTCCCCTGCTAACAAATTCAGCCAATTTTCCTGTACGCTTGCTCCAAGACCGTTGATAATTCCCATTCCGGTAATGGCGTACTGTTTCATTCTTCTTCGATCCTTACTGCTAGCGGCCAGCCATTTTGTCTAGCAAGCATTGTGCTTTCTACACCTTTTTGCTCTGCGACTTCATATGTATAAACACCGGCAATACCTGCACCTTGTTCGTGTACCTGCATTGTTATTTCCCTTGCCTTTGCCTCACTGTGCTTAAACACATGCATCAACAATGCAATGACAAAATCCATTGGGGTGTGATCATCATTTAGTACAATCACTTTATACATGCCGGGCGTTATAATGTCGAAATCTTCTTCAATATCAACAATATCTTTGGTTTTGGTATTTGCCATATAGACTTTCTAAAAAGGGGGCCGGAGCCCCCGGGCTTACTTGATGGCGATCAAGCGAGGCTTGAGTGCTTCAGGTACTACTCGTGTAAGTTTAACACGAAGAATACCGTTTGTCAACTCTGCATCGCCCACAATCATGTAGTCTGCCAGTGTAAAGCTTCGCTCAAAATCACGAGCAGCTAGCCCACGATGTAGGTATTTGCTAGCATCGTCTTCTTTTAACCGATTGCCTTTAATGGTCAGTAGATTTTGATCCACTTCCACAGTAACGTCCTCTCGATCAAAGCCTGCCACAGCGATTTCGATCTCAAAGTGATCGTCATCGTGTTTCAGAACATTGTACGGAGGGTAGTTGGTTTGTACGGAGTTTGCAAATCGCTTTTCAACATCGTTAAAAAGGCTGTCAAATCCAATAAGTGCTCTGTTTAGAGCCTGAGTGTCAAATCGTGTTAATGCGTTCATAGTTTTCTCCTTAATAAGCAAGAACGTTTTGGGCACCATGCCCATTTTGTAGAACCCTAACGGCGTCCTACAAAATTATTTATCCCGAGATTTTCGAGATTTCTTCACAAGTGGGCGAATAATTTCCGCGATGTTGCACAGTAATACTGGCCGCCTTGTTTGCATATATTATAGCTTTTTCTATATCTTTTGTATATAGATATTCAGTAGTTAGGGCGGCTAAAAATGTATCTCCGCAGCCACATACATCCATAACTTCTACTCGATTAGTTGGGTACCTGACCCCGTTATACTCTGCACCCTCGTCGCCTTTAGTCACGATCAAATTAGTGGGTTTACTCGTTGCAAGTTTGGATTCTGCATCATTAATCTTAACATAAACTCTAGGGTCTTGTCCAAAGAATGCTAGATCTTTTTTCTTAGTATCAATGAATACCGGGCACTTTGACATTTCGACTAGATACCTAATAGATTCGTATGTTAGAAAACCCTTGTCATAATCCGATATGATAATTGCATCATATTCATGCGGCGGGGAGAGAAGACGTTTGCTCCATGGAGTTAACGAATGCTCCTGATCCATTCTTAATAAATGCTGCCCAGATTTTTTGTCAATAAACCTAGTTTTAGTAATAGTTTCATCGTTGCTAACAAAGTCTGGGTTAACGCCTAGTGCTACAAAGTTGTTGAGTACGTTAGCACTCATACCGGCTAATGAGTATGTTTCTACTAATTTGAAAACTGGCACAGGTGCTTCGGGACTCAGTCTATCAACCGTGCCTATTTTATATTCATCTATACACCTATCACCGATCAGCAATACGTTGAATAATGTTGGTAGTTGAGTAGTCTCCGACTCTGTCATAATAAATTACTTCTTTTGAATATTGGTGGGCAGTTCCAGTGCTAGATTTCCAGTCACTGCCCTTTACATAAATGTCAGGTTGCCAGCCTTGCATGATTTCTATCAACTCTTCTTTAGAGTCAAAAAATAATACATAATCAACAGCTTTGAGATTTTCTAAATGAAATTTACGATCCTCTTGATTATTAATAGGACGATCTGGGCCCTTTAGTTCTTTGACACGGCGGTCAGTGTCAATGGCAACTAACAATACATAACCTTGACTCTTAGCAAAGTTTAACAGTTCAATGTGCCCACGATGTAAGATATCAAACGTGCCATTAACCATTACCCGTTTCATTTTTGACTATCACCTTTGCCTACACGGTAGTTGTCTTCTACGCTGTCAGGAGTAGAAACTTCAATAACTGTACCAGCTTCGATACATTCTAATTGATGCGGCATGCACGGTGTATTATGCCATACTGCACCTTCACGAATTTCTTTTTCGTGCAGCTCGGCAGTGTTAGTGTCAATCCATCGAACAATAAACTTACCTGATTGTATGTACCAAGTTTCCTCTTTGTCTTTATGGAAGTGCATACTGAACTTAGCACCTGCGTTAAAGTTCATAAACTTACCGCAGTACTTGTCGTTAGTGGCCCAGATAAATTCTGAGCCCCAACCTTTTGGAACTAGACCTTTTAATTGTGTCATGTTATTTTCCTATTAACTTGATATTTAATCTTACACCGTCACCTGGATAGTTTTTTACAACAGTTGCCAGCTTCACTCCAAACTCTAAATTTTGAGCGGGCAGAAAATGGTTTCGTGTTTCATTTTTTTTCCATACGGCTGATTGTTGAAGATCAATCAAAGGTATTGACATAGTAATACCTCTTGAAAATATATGGTTATTATAGTCTCCTCGAAAACAAAAAAAATGTACAACTTTTTCTATGTTATTGTCGACGGCAATTTTATCTATTTCATTAAACCATTGCTGGTAAGCCCAAAGATGAAAATTCTCGCAAATAATATATTCATAATATCCCCTTGCTGCCTTAATAAAATTTTCTGATGGACTCTTTACCCCTAATGGATTCCAAATATCTCCAAGCTCAACACTTTTTGTATTGAGGGACAATGCATCGTCATTAGGTATCCTAAATGGTTCTGTGTGACATACTACTAATACCTTAACAGGATTAATAAGTAATTCGTCTAATAATTTTTTTCGGGCTGACCACCAACTTGCCCCGCCATACCCTTGCCCTCTAGGAAGTTGATCTTTTTCAAATTTATTTCCTGTTAGATGTAAAGTAAATATCTGTGGCCAATCGACGGGCATAGTACGTTCTGCACAGAAACTATCCCCTACGATTAATATATCGTTCCATTCATATGTCATAACTCTTTGAACCGTCTAATATCTTTATGTTTTACAATTATAAAATTATAAATTTTGTCTTGATATTTAAGGGGCAAGTCTAAGTGGATGGTTACTTCCGGACCAGTGATATGATTAATTAGTCGGTCGTTTCCTACAGTACCCACGAAAGGAATCTTATGCCATTTACCTATGACACGATCTCCTATGTCATATGTATGTTTGTATCCAATTTTATTAAAGTAATCAGTTTGATTGCCCATCTGATTCTCCAAAAATATACTCTGCCATTTTACGCTCGGCAGTCTTTTCATCCTTCATAGCACAGTCAAAACAAATCTGTTCATCATTTGGACCATAAGGGCGGCACTCTGCAATTATGCCGCACAGTTCACAAGCCTGGTCTGGCTCGGGTGCAATAAATCCACGTCCGCTCATTTACCACCTGCCTTCTTTAACAAATACATAGTAACCTCCGGACCGTCAACTTTGACTAAGTCGCTGGGATATTTGTTACTACCAGTATACCACTTACTTGGGCCATGCCCAGCTTCCCAAACTTTAACCATCTTTGGATTAAGTTTCTTTACCGTACCCAATTCTAAACTATTATGACTAGGATAGCACACAGCATCTCCTACCGCTAACAATTTACCTAATTTATCTCTATGCTCGAGCGGTACTTTTGTTGTTTTCTCTGCTGCCATCAGTGTGTTCCATTTTCTTCATCATAAATGTAGTAACGACCTGCTTCATTATTCCAATGACGATTGTCATATAAGTTAAAGTTGAACGTATATCCTAGCAAGCCTACGTCAATGTTTACACCGGCGTGATCTGTACGTGTAGCAAGTTTAAAACTAAAGGATAAAATGGTACTATCCTTAAACACTTCAAGTTCAATGTACTTGTTAGGGTGCGGTGTATCGTAAACACGATTCCAAATGTTCGTCCAACGCTTGCTCCAAGGGTTGGTAATATTAAAGCCGAAGTAAATCATTCGTCGTTTTCCTCTTGCAGTTGGTCTCGGAATAACTCTAATTGTTTGATTAGATTGTCAATGCCGCCTGCATTTAAAGTAATTTCGCTGTAGCCCATAGCAAAACTAACTCTGTTGTTATTAGTCATTCCCAGCCGGTAATAGGTCATAGCAGGCTTTTCTTCTTTAGGCGGCACTACTTCGGGTACTGGAAAAGGAATCACTTTTTTCATATCATTGCCAATCTTTTCCATATCAGTAGGAGGCGGAACATCTGCCCAAGTAGGGTATTCACGACGACCAATATTTTTAAACCAATCAAACATTTTAAATCTTTCAAATAGAGTACATGATATAGTATAGCACAAAAGAAAAGGGCCGTCAAGGCCCTTGTTCTTCTTATTGCTTAATCAGCGACCGCTAATGTTACCCAGAGCAGTCATGTTGCTTGGAACAACAATGGTCTGTACCTTACCGTTCTTAATACCTTCGGAGATGTTAAGTTCAGCCTGTGCTCGCATAAACGCAATGCTACTGGTTGAGTTGTTAGCCAATGCTGCCATACGACGCGATTCGGCTTCAGCAGTCTTAACTTCAATTTCCTTCTGTTTCAACTCATTCTTGGACTTAACCAATTCGTTAGCACTGGCCACAACTGAGTCTGCCGGAACTACGTTACGAATCAATACCTGACTGATAGTAATCGAACCGTCCAACTTTTCTTCAGTAAGGTTGCGAATAACTTCTTCTTTAATGAAGTTTTCCATTTCGCCTCGATTATCAGCCATGTCCAGAGCTTCGTACTTACGTGCGGCCTTGTAGATAGCATTACGAGCGTTCTGAACAATGTAATTATACATCACGTAGGTATCGCCCTTGAACTCTGCGTGGAAGCTCTTGTTCTTAGTCGAATACAGTTCTGCTACTTGTGCAGGGTTGATGTTGTAAACAACCACAGCATCAAAGTCCTTCATTGTGCTGTTATCTTTGGCAACGGGTGTCATGTCGTTGAGCGACACGTTAACGTCCTTGATTGGAAACGTAAGGATAGTACCAATCAAACTTTGGTTGAACGAACCTGGCAACAGCTCACCCGGCTGTACCTGCTTGTCAAAACCAACTCGAACACCAACTTCGCCAGTCTCAATTCGAGTACATGCACTAGTCAATGCAACTGCGGCGATAACAAAACCCAATTTAATCAAACGATTCATTTTAAATAACTCCAGTAGAAAAAAGAAAGAAACAAACACTAAACCCAAGAACAAAATACAGTGGCCGAAGCAACACATCATTGATCATATAAGTCCTTAAAAAATAATTACAATTCCAAACATTAGCAACATTGCTATTGTTGCACTAATTATAGCATACATTCCTGTCTTAGTCAAGAACAATGCCTGGGCACCTGTCATCTTTTGGACTCCGCGAATGCCAAAATAAATCAGCACCGCGAGAACCAAAAAGAGTAAAATTACTCCAATCATTTATCAACTCCGAGTCGGGAAGGGCCACTGTACAGATTGTGCAGTGAAGGTAGTTCCTGGAGGAGGACTTACCTTACCATCTGCGTTGCGAGTCCAACCTGCCGGAGTAGCAGGTGCCTTGGCCTGATAACGCCAGCGTTCTGGAGCACCGTCATCGCGATCCTCACAGCCCAAATTGTAGCCGTTGTCGTAGTTGTCGTAGTCCTTACCAACATAAGTGTTGTGATAGTCCAAGTTCATAAAACCATTGCTATAACCCTTCTTAAAGGCACTGTCGCCAATACGCACTTCCGGAGTAGCCTGCGGTGCTTGAGTAGTACCGTTGGCATTGCTTTGGACACTACGATCAAAAGCCTTGTCTGGGTCAACGTTCAGTTCGCCGATAACTTCATAGCGGCAAGCACGACCTTTGGCATCGTTGTAGTCACTTGGAATGCTAACAACATCGCGTGGGTTGATCTTAACGATCACAGTACGCTCGCCACCAAAGTGACTCAGGTAACTCATACCGCAGAAGTGCAGGCCAGTAGAGCAGGTTTGATCCTTGTTGTCGTCAACTTGGTTACGTTCCATCTCCACAACACAGCCAGGTGCGTTCAGCATGGTGTTGCTGTGTACGTCCATAAATGTGTCACGCACTTTCTTGTAGGCCAAGAAGTGGCCGTCTGGAGTGATTGGCAACTGATTCTTTTCCAAGAAGCCATACAGTTCAGTTACGGCTCGTTTGCTAGGGTTAGCATACAAGTTTTCCATAAAGTTAACCATTGGCTCAATTGGAAAGCCTTCCTGCAACATTTCGATCATGCGTCGAGCAAGACCAGTGTTGAGCACTTCGCCCTTCCAGTACAGAGTCTCACCTTGGATGCTGACATTGCCGGCACCGTAGTTCAACACAACCTTTTTGGGTTCGATGATGTCTTTAACAGTATCCCAATCTCCAGCCTTAATGGCATCGAGCACCTTTTGATAGGTAATATGGGTTTTGGAAACAGTGTGTGACTTATTTCCGATTACAACAACAATGTTTGATCCTTGGATCAAGAATGGATAACTCATTTTAAATGCCTTTCTTTGCGTCAATCAAATTAACATATTCAGCAATATCGCTTGCTTCAACGCGGTAGGTGCTCAACTTACTCAACAACGGATACCTACGGTTCACTTCGTCAACTTCTTTCTGATACTTGATCACAAGTGATT